AAGTCTCCGGGTGGCAAAATACAGGCTAGAGATATGAATGGAAATCCGGTAGACTGGTGGCTAATTATCAAGTACCCCAAGGATCTGCTAAGCGGAGAAACAAACTGTAATTGCGGCACTTGTACAGGAACTTCTAAGCCTGGAAGTTCTGAGGGAGCATGTTACTTTTATGCTGATAGTAACGACTCTACATTAAAATGGTTTGGTAATGGTAACTGTATTAATACTTGTGACAATGCATTGTCAAAGACTATATCTCAAGCCACTTCGGGTACATCATATGGAACATGGAATGATCAGCCTGAACACTCTTCCACATGTAGTGCACCAAAGGCTCATAGTAAAGGAATGGTTTGTTATGACAGTAACGGGGGTTTTGTATTAAATGCAACGACTCCACACTTTCCGGTGGATCAAGTCCCTCCTGGAAGTTCTCCTGCGGGATGTCAAAATGACGATAATCTTAAGGCAGCTCAGCAGTTTTTCTGTATGTCTCTAGATATGGATAATCTTACGACTTGGGGGAAAGCAGCTGAAAATGCACAGCTTTGTGGACGGGACCAGTGGGGAGTGGGACCTACGGAGAGTAAAGTTGGTATCCTTTCTAAATCGGGTAAATCACACGGAAAAAGCATAACTAAGGTTGAACTACAAACTATGGGAGGTACCAAGATTCTAATGACAGTAAAGGCTGGAGATGACTACTACAATCCATGGTCTTTAGTGTCCGCAGGTATAGGTGTCCCAGTGCAAGTAGCTTCCTGGACAGCAGCCAAAGATGGTAGTGATACATCTTCATGGGGTACAGCACCTTGTTATTCAGGATCTAAGGGATTAAAACAGATTGTTACAATAGGGGACAGCACTCACGGTGTATTCAAGGCTACATACGGTACCACCCATGCTAAATTTGGTATTTCCACTAGTCCGAACTGGGTAACATTTGGAAGTATGAATCAGCAGAATAGTCAGGGAAGAAGAGGAGGTGATTTCTATTCTATGCAGAATACTACTTTATGGAACACTTTAAATCAATGGGTTAATAACGGAAGTACACGCAATCCGACAGGATGTGGTATAAATTAATTTTCACACTTATTAAGTATGAAAAACAAAGGAGATTATTTTATTCAAGGATTTCTTCCACATCCCCGTATTCTATTTCGTAGTGTGATCTCTCGAACTGAGCAGGCCATGAATCATATGCTAATTTTGGTGAACGATGCCAGTAAGTTGAATTATAATTATGTAGAACTCCTGGTTGATGACAGTTCCAATCTGTTGTGTTACCATCACAGTATTTTTCAGTCAAGTAGTAAAGAACCTCTCCAATAAAAGTTTTGGCGTAGGGGCATCTCTTATTATCCCCGTATAATATATTTACGCCCTTGGTAGAGAGAGATGAAATTTGTTCAAAGTTTTTCATACATGGCACCTGAATATATTCTGTACCAGTATTGGCGATATCATTCATATACCGCTTAGGTCTTCCTCCTTCCGTATCCGAACGGGTAGTCAAGGTAAGAGTGTAGTCTTTCCCACTCGTTGAACCGAATAAATCTTCGTAATACACGTCAAGATGTGACTCAACAACAGCTTTTTTCTTATCATTATAATCGTAGATCCCATCGAACAGTCGAGATCCCCTTTTTTTACAGAGCCCGATACCTGCTGAGTCTAATTTGTGGTGTCTTGCTTGAGGATTAGTACATCTAAAATTCTCTGGGACCATTAAGGACTTGAGCGCTGTAATACATTCTGCTGTGAGCTGTAATTTAGCCTCATATTGGTTGTATTCAAATTCTACACCTCCTCGTGTACACTTCCTAATGTTGGTCGTAATCTTAGTTGGTTCAAATAGACGCACAGGATGGTGTCCTGAAATTTGCAGAGTGCCTACTAATACTGTTGCAAGCTTGACTCTATCTTGACAAAGTTTCCTTTGCATTTGTTCTGCTGTCCAGGGCTTTATTCTGTTTGGTAGGGAGACGACTCTATCATCAATAAAAATCTTACACTTAACATTCTCTATCTCTTTATGCAGGAACTCAAAAAAGTGTTTCCAGTGATCAGTTTGGTTTTTATCCATGCTGGTGTTGTAACCAGAATATTTTTTTTCCAATAAATATCATATTTAGTTTAATGATCGTCAAACCAGAGTTCCATGTATTTGCCTTTTTGTTCATCACTATTAAGATATTTGAAAAGACCGCTCAATGTTACCTTCCCTTTGAAGGGACCGCTTTTCTCTGCGAGGCCTTGGACAAGAGCTGTCATTGATTTCTCATGAAAGGGAGGACAGTCGTCTACATGGATAGTGGAAAGTTCTCTGACTAATTCGTCTACATCCCATGACCAATCACAATATGTAGTAAATTCTTCGAGAAATTGAAGAGCGACATTAGCATTATGCAGGTATATTTTTCCGTCATACTCGCTGGGTACTAGGTTTTTCCATATGCGACGGTGCCAATCTGCACATTGCCTATTCCATTCCGACTTCGTGATAGCTTTATAGTGTGATACTTCTATACTCCTGGTGCGCTCTTGCGAAATTAATAGCCACATGATGGCAAAAGTTTGGCATAGACCATGACTATGATCTCGTTGGAACCCCAGTCCAACTCCAACTCCCTTGTTGGTTTTGGAGGATGCAAAAACGGAATCCGGGTACCCATTAGCGATCAACCCATCTTTTCTCATTGCAAAGTAATGTGAACCGTGACTAGTAGGAACAAAGTACTCTGTTAGTAAACCAGGTCCAATTTGTTTAGCTACTTCTTTTCGTGCAGCTGTCACCATGCTTTTAGTGATATTGGTATTAGTCTTCTTAGACAATTGCTGCTTGATACTGTGGCTGTATATTTTGTTAACATGTTTCTTGAACATAGGCCATTGAGAAGTTGAGATGATGTAGTTCTTTGGGCTAACTCGAGCCTCTTTCTGACGATCTCCTGCCATTGTTTTTCCTGGTCCAGCAAAACCATAATTATCAAGGAATGAGTTATTGGATAGCGTCGATGTTGCCATTCCAATTAAGAAGTAATATGCACATTCTTCGACAGATTTACTATGTTGCATTTTAGTCTCTTCCATGTTTATAATTCTTATGAAAAATATTCAGTTTCATTAATTTATAAAGCATGTCTCTTGGAATAATGTGTTGGGCAACGTTGGGACACTTTATATGTGGAATAATTGCTGCTCTGGCTATATTTAAGAAAAATTTTTGGCCTTCTTTTTTGATATGTAACGGAGGTCATTTTCTCATGGAGATGATTGAACTTACCTACCACCCATTCAAGAATCATAAAGTAGAAAGCGGGCTTAATCACGCCGGAGATATAGTAGCATTCTTAATTGGTTGGTGTATAGGATTCTACATTCCATGGAACCCTTCTAAACTAGTTAAGGGAATACTGCTTACTATCCTAATACTTGTGGCTATGGCTGAGATAGGACGTGAAATAATACCCGCGTACTTCAAGGAAGGTTTTCCGTGTCGAGCAACAGCGGGTTGTTGGAATGATTATTAATTACTGTTTTTCATATTTTTTCATATGAAAACTTGTTAATCATACTAGTGGTGGAATACGCTCAGCAGCTATGTAATCTATATACATATCTAGAGCAAAAGGATTTCCCGTGACTGTGGTATCTATAAGCCAATGCTCTTCGTATTGTATGGCATGAAGACACTTTTTCATGCCAGGATAATTAATCTGATGATGGATTTTAGCGAAATCAATCCCTTTATTACGCGCAGCTTTCATAAGGATGATATTCACAATCTCAAGAGGAAGTGTGGGCATTGTCATAAATAATAAGATAAACAATGTAAGAAATCATTCTTATTTCCGGTTTATAAGTTTGAGGTCGTAACTAAAACAAAATGAAGGTAATTATCTCTCTAATCTGTTCTCTACTCGCAATCGTGAGTGCGGAACCAACAGCATATCAAACGAATCTAGAATATATTAATAACGTTAGGCGTAGCGGGTCACGCTGGGAGCTGGATATCAACAAATTTGTGACATTGCCACATAAGACATTTTCCAAGATGTTCAAGGGTTACTCGATGACTTACGATCCTAATCGCGTCTCGTCTTTCCCTAGTGGCTCAGAAGTACCTGATAGTTATGATTGGCGAGATCATGATGGTATTGTTGGAGCAGTGAAGAACCAGGAGCAATGTGGAAGTTGTTGGGCTTTCTCTGCGGTAGGTGCATTGGAGAGTCAGATCGCAAAGGTGACTGGTACTCCTGTGGTCCTTTCTGAGCAAGAGATTGTAGATTGTGTTAAGAATGTCATGGCTCCTGACAATTCTTCGTCGTGTTGTGACGGTTGTATGGGAGGAGAGATGTACTCAGTTTATCAGTATTTTATTGAGAACAACTCTGAAGATGATACTGAGAGTCAGTATCCTTACAAGGCTGTTGATCAGGACTGTCAGGCCGTTACCAGTAAAGTAAAGAGTAAACTAAAGTCGTTTGTGTCTTTGCCCATTGGTGATGAAGATAGTATCAAGTCTGCATTGTACACCCATGGTCCTATTTCAGTTGCTGTGAATGCTAACGAGGACTGGCAGTTGTATTCTAAGGGTATTTATAACCCTAGTGAGAATGCCTGTGACTCTTCAACTACTAGCATGGATCATGGAGTGATCCTGGTTGGGTATGGCAGCGAGGATGGTCTTGATTACTGGATCGTGCGTAATTCATGGGGAGATGATTGGGGAGAGAAAGGGTACATGCGCCTAGGTCGAGGGCATAATGCGTGTGGAGTCGCCAACGCTGCAATTTACCCAGTATTGAAGACTTCCATTGTAAAGGATTCTACGATCACTGGACAATACTGTGGAGATGTTCTGGGAATCGTTCGAAATATTAACATTACGTTCAATACCAATTCAACATTTGACGTTAGCGCAGATGTATTTAATAAACCTGTAAAGTGTATTAACGAGAAGTATTTGTACGACAAAACTAGCGGAAAGATTGTTCTCACGGGAAAGACTGGTTGTCTTTCCTATTATCTGAGTCAGTTTGGTGTGAGTGATCTAGATATTGCTTACTCTACAGATGCTATCAGTGTAAGTGTGGATGGCGAGACTTTCTCTTTGTCTAAGTGTACTAGTATTGCACTTGACGCATGTCACGACAATTGTGGAAACTCGTGTTCTTCAGGACCCTGTGGAAGTTGTAGCAATCTGTGTTGTGGGTGTGGTTGTAACACGTGCAAGTGTTGCCACGAGATGCTGTACTGGTCATAGTAGCTGCGGGTATAGGTATTCAGATATATCCGAAATAGGAAATTTTAATACTTGAGTAAGTATTAAATTCTTAGGGGTACCAACCCCATTTAGTTGAAAGCCAGAAAGTCAAAGCTGATAATGGAGCCACAATGAGTGGAAATAGTATTAGAGACAATTGTTCAAGTTTAGACGGCTCGTAATCAGCTGTGGCTAGCGATAGACCGAATATACTTGCACCAATCACTAGTCCAACTAAACTACCATATATTAATGCGCTGCGATAACTTGTTGGTATCTGGACAGCTATGGCGGAGCATAGTACCAATGCAATGAGAGATACTCCACCGATCTTGTTCCAAATAGGAATATTTTTTTTATAAGTAATTGCTGCGAATATAAGCAGTAAAGGAAAGAATGAAATTAATCCGCGTTTAGTACCTAACAAACCATTGTATCTAGTGTCAAAGAATACGAGTTGAGAGCGCACCATTTATTCATTGGATTATTTTAATTTCTTTTGTTCTTGTGGTGGTGGTAGGGCTGCCTGGGGACTTCCCGATAGTCTATTTACCTGTCTGGCTACATAATCTAACGGGCTTCTGAGAGTTCCATAGACTCCTTCTACAAATCCTATATGATCGTCCATACCTTTGCAGCTACCACCAATTGCATCCAATTTTTGCTCAATAACCTCCAGTTTTTGAAGAATTAGATCTAATTTATCCTCGCGTGACATTTTTTTGTTTTAGTTTACGACTTTAAAGCGTAATTAAGGTGGTTGCACCCATTGTGTACAGGGAGGATATCCCCAACCGGGACAATTAGTGGGTATGGGTTTCATCCCATATGTGGGTAGGGGTGTAACAGCAGCAGGGTACATGTTTACAGGGTTGCCTGCGAGACCGGTGGGTTTCCCTTGATAGTTGAAGGCACAATCGTTAGAAAAACTCTGAGGTAGTAGGCCCTGTTGAACTCTCATATTATTACTGTTAGCCGGAAGGAATCCAGTGTTAAACATTTTAGTTGTCGAGATGTAGTTCATTTATTAGTACGAACTTAAAAAAGAAAATACTCCTGAAAAAATGGCACAATACGGAGAACTTCTTAATGCCTACGAACCTCAAAGGGATGTATTGTACGGATACTTTGACGATTACTTTAACCATCCCACTATGGTAAAGATTAAGAATGTTAGTGATTTAAGTGTATACATGACAAAAACGTACTGCTTATTGACTAATGAATGTAGGTATATTATAGCATTTATAAATCAGGACTATGATCCGGTAGGAACAAAGAAAGAGCTAAAGAAACTTTCTTGGGTTTCTCTTCAGACCAGGACTTTAACAGATAAGCATGATCTACCTTCACATGACTATCAACCTAGAGCAATAGGTCCGCTAAACAAAAAGATTATACGTATTAACCGGACTTCTCATGCCAGTACATACAAGTGTGAAGGCCTTCCCGTCACAGTAACTCTGCTACACACCAAACATGACACAGATTCTGAGTATCAACAGTATGGAAATATTGTTTCGGCTTTGGAAACTTACCACACCATCATCACCATTAATTAGTTTCTATAATTAAAATTATAGAATCATACCAAGGTCTGTAGATCTATTATTAGCACGCAATACCAGAGAGCTCGTACCAACGATCAATCTTTTCTTGATTATAGTGTAGCTGTTTATAATCTTCGTATTGTTTGAGTTGTTCCTCCAACTTGACGATGAGGCGAGCTTGAGCCTTGTGCACCTTGTAGAGCACATTGTAAGAGCTAGTGTGCGATTCCTTCTCTTCTTTCATCATCCAGTTCAGCAACTTGACGCGTTCTTGAAGCCTCGCGTTTTCTTTCTTCAGCATGTCTCGCTCCAGTTCAGCCGCTGTAGGTTCCACAACTGGCTGAAGTTGATCACGTTCTTCATTTTGCTGGTCTTTTACACCCTGTTGTCGTTGATGGAGCTCTTCCCTATTAGGGGTTGTTGTCTTAGACATATTCCGACGCTTTCTCTTAGCGGATTTCTTGTTGCGTCGCATGTTGCGCATTTCACCATGTGTGCGCTTGTTGGTACGGCGACGTTCATCTCGCATATTAGCTTTAGTAGTTTGAGGACGCATCTTCAATATTTATCAAACTAGTATGCTAGTAAAAATCAAATTTATAATATTTTTTGAGATTTATATGAAAACTTTATTCATACTAAATAATGACAACATCCGATACTATGCAAAAGTTGTGTAAACGTCTGCAGAATGCCAAGGATCCACAAGAAACAGGATATATACTGATGGAGCAGTCTCTTATGGTGCGGAGTTACTTTGCCCTATTAGCCGGCTGTGTACCATCTCGCTCAGCTAAATACCCCCTTGCACAAAAAATCCTCCAAGCTACTAGATCTCCAGTAACCGGTAAGACTATAGTTACGTGGAATATTAACTCATTGAGAGCCGGTATAGTTGACGATAAAACATCCAACTGTAAATCCTCGCGAGATATTCTCGCCACATCTCCTATGGGAATATTAATTAGCGCTACCAACCCCGATATCATATGTCTTCAAGAAACCAAGCTTCAAGATAAGAATATTGATTGTTTTAATATTTCCGAATATTATACATACTGGAATAATTCTACGGCACGTAAAGGTTATTCGGGTGTTGCTATATGGTCCAAGGACAAACCAATAAAAGTTAGCGATGATCTCATAGGTGCCCCGTCGCATCTCCAAAATGAAGGGAGAATACTCACCGCATATTATGCTGATTATGCAGTTGTTAATACTTACACCCCGAATACACTACGCGCAGGTACTAAACCCGTAAGAGGTTGGGACAATGTCGCAAACGGTGACGAAAAAAGAAAGAAATACAAAGAAATTGTAAGTGCCCGAGAGGAGTGGGATAAAGCTGTTTATGATCATCTTCAAAATTTAAAAGACAGTATAGGAAGAGTAATATTTTGTGGAGATCTGAATATTGCTCGAGGTCCTAAAGATATTCATACCGTAGAAAAAACTAAAGAGCGACTCGATACGGAGGCTGGACTTACCCCCGGTAAGAGGAAAGATCTTGAGAGACGTTACAAAGATGGACAGAACGCATTAAAGGCTGGCTCCACAGCAGGACTTCGTCATGAGGAGAGGAAGGGGATAGAACGTATCTTAGCCAATGGTTTTGGAGATGTATATCGTGAGTTGCACCCCGAAGGATATGGTTTTACATACTGGGATGTTCAGAAGAAATACTTTCGTGGTAGCAACAATGGTTGGAGAATAGATTACTTTATCTTGAGTGATAATCTAATGCCTTGTGTGGAAAGTATTGATGTGTATAAGAATATAGGAGAAACTCCTGGTACTACTAAAGTTGCTAGCGATCATGCACCACTTGTATTGAAGTTTTACCCTAATTTAATATGTGAAGGGGGTGAACCGAGGTCAGAAGGTAAGACAGGGGATGAACCGAGGTCAGAAGGTAAGACAGGTGAACCCATCAATTTTAATGATACAACCTCGGTATATTTAAGTTCCAGTCAACGAACCCAACTAGCTGAAGCAATTCGAGACACAATGTCAAGTATAAAGAAAGTACACGGTGCACAATGTATTGACGGGGACGATGCTGACCTCCTCAATAAACTTACGATAACCAAGAAATTAGGTTCGGGTTCCTTCGGTATGGTATATGCGGGTTGTGCCCCTCAACCTTGTGATGAAAATTCATACAAATTTGCAGTCAAATTAGCTAAGATTGCAAAGACTCCGTTCAAATCTCCTTTTTCTTTCCAACAGCAACCGTGGCATGAAATAATTATTTTGCGAGATATGATATCTCCACTAGTCACGGCTGGAATAAGTCCTAATTTACCTTTAATTTCTGATGTTTTCACATGTAACTCTTGTAATTTTGAACTCCATGGAGTAAAGTCCAAAGGTCCTTGTATGATAATATTAACTGAATTAGCCACAGGTGGTGCTTTATCTGACTGGCTCAGTGAAGATCATTCGCAAGCAGAGTTATACAGTTGTTTATTCCAAGTAATGGCAGGTATGCACGCCTTACAATGTCATACGCAAGTATGGAACAATGATATCAAGAAAGAGAATATACTTTGTTACAAGGTCAAACCTGGTGGATATTGGGAGTACCAGATTCATGGCAAAAACTTCTATGTTCCTAATTATGGTATGATATTTGTCATTAATGATTTTGGAGTATCAAATACATTTAACCCGGACTTCCCTTTCACACCAAACAAAAAGTCAAAGTATAGTCCTCTTGGGGCCCGTTTTGCTATGATTATGGATGGAATGTACTCTCCCCTTAATGCGACACAAAGTTGGTCTCAATTTTCTGGTGATAAAGAAAGTACTAGTGATATTGCCTGGGGAACTCCTAGCAAGGAAATGAAGGGTGTGAAACCTTACCCACAATGGTGTGCAACACTGGATGTTAAGGAGCATAGTCGAGGAGGTATATCGGTGATGGAACTTAAAACTAAAAAGATTCTTTCCACTGGTGTGGATTTTACATCAGAACAAAGGAACTATCTGGAATCTCGTGGTATTCCTACGGATTTATCCAATCCAGATTTTTACAAGCATCCTGAAATTATACCTCCTCTAGAATTTAGATGGGACACCCAGGACACTATAAGAATGTTTACTGGTGGAAAACGAAGTACTCAGCCTGGAATGCATAAAAAACCTGATACTATCCCGAAAGATTTTGTTACTCAGTTACAGAAATACGTATTCTTTACTGGGTCAAATACTAATAGCGTCGTTCCACGACTTAGATGCGCAGGAATGCTTACGCAGTCATTCAATATTGGAGCATATAATATCAATCCGGCAACTGATATTGCTGGTTATTTTTTAATAGATTTTTTCACTAAGGTGCACGACTTTACTAAACCACACGAGGACCAGATAGTCCTTGCAACATATAACATAAGCTAAGGTATCAATACGCATTTTTTCTACTTATAACTATGTGTTATAAGTAATTACTTAGCTTTATCACCGACGTTTTGTCTCCCACCTTTCATACCACCTTTCTTACCACCTTTCTTAAATTTAAACTTGGTCTTTGACATACACTCCTCCCCGGGACAGAAATAACATGTATCATATGAGCCTTGAGCATTGTGTTTTTTAGTCTTGTATGCTGTATCTGGGTTTACAGACTTCCCACAGCTCTCGCATTTCATACCCATTTTCGGAGAGAATTCATCTTCACTACTAACTTCATCTAACCCTAAATTAATACGATGTGCTTCTTTAATATCTTCATCTTCGCTACTACCGACCTCTTGTGTCAGGGATGATAACAGATTAAGTCTTTCATCTTCTTCTTCGCTACTAGTACTTTCATCGTCTTCTTCGCTACTACTTTCATCTTCATCTTCTTTTTCTTCTGAGTTTTGAGTGTTATCCAATGCTGGGCATCGTCCGTCTTCTTCTAACTCTTCATCTTCTAGTTCTCGTCTGCACTCAGCAACATTACTTAAAACCAAATCTATCAGTCCGGGTGCTAGCATTTCTTCTATGGGCACAGATGGCGTCGATACTTTTTCCTCTTCGCTGTCTTGAGGTTCCTCTTCATCTTCAGAATCTTGTTGCCAATCTATACTATCGAAATTATCAATTATGGCTTGAAGAAACTCCTCTCGTAATGGCTTATTGGTGTAGGGATTTATAAAGTCATCATCCTCATTTTTTACTATCTCATTCAAATCTCCCTCAAATAGCATTGCCGTTCTTATTTGCTTAGCTATTCTATTGATGTCTAGACAATAGACTTTATCATCCTCTTCATATGTCACTAACCTATAATCTGGCACTTCTGTGATATCTTCCTTATTAACACACTTATCACGCCACTGTTCTACATGTACTCCTCCAAAAAATGGTACAGTTGGACGGGTAGGTATCCTTTCTGTGGGATGTTCAAGTTGGTAATATAGTTGCGAGATGCGAGTGTATATGCGATTTTTTCGGCTTAGAAGTATTCTACTATTTCTTCTAGATTCTGCTGAGTCGTCATCCAACTTAGAATGTGGAAGCATCTGTTTGGGTGTAAGAGATACAAAAGTACTAGGATTATACCAACCCTGGCTGACTCTGTCCCTGAATATTTCTGACTCCTGAAGATAGGCCAATATAGTTGATAGACGGGAAATATACTCTCCCGCATCATGCGACTCCCCGGCTATTTCTTCGCTGGCTTCCTGTGAAAAGGTTTCCTGAATACCCCCATCTATACCCGTACTTAGTCGTAATGCATCCAGTATGTTTTTAGATCCTATGGCTATCAAAGAGTCGGTCACAGGACCTTTCATAAGACTTGCCAGGCGTTCTGAACGGGTTTCTTTGGTACGTTGATACCATGCAGCTTTCTGGGCTGCCATTTTTCTATCTTGTATTAGAGTCTTTTCCCATTCACCGTTTTTATTAGTCCACTTCCACCCTTTTGATTCCATAGTCTCCTTTTCTCTATTCGATGGTCTTGATGACATTCCATCAGCAACAATACGATAGGCTACATAGAAGCTTAGGGCTTCTCCACGCACTGTCCTGGTGTGTAATACTTGGTCTTCTTGTTCATTTCTTCCTGATTGTCTATTACATAGTAAATGATAGAAGGCTGGCTTAGCTCTATTGAAAATCATAGTTTTATCCTTGTACGGACCTGTTGTGATATGTACTTCTATTCCATCTTTCTTGTCTCCATATTTATATTTAATGTTATTGGGTACATTAATAGCCAGAACAAAACAACCTCGTACCTTTCCCTCTTCTATCCATGGAGCGCTGCGCTGTTCGCGAATACACTTATTCGCATAAGGGTTTGATTTATTATGTGTACGAGTGTTTGAAGTTCTTTCTGGAATATCTATTGGTCTTAGAATAGGTTTACCGTCCTTTCCTAGTATAGGTTTACCTTTTCCATCGGTAACAATCTCCACCATGATAGTAGACCTAGCTATTTTCTTTTTAGGACCTAGGAAAGCAGGTCCATCCTCTTCGTCCTGTTTTTTACTAGATTTCTCTTCCTCATCCACTTCCTCATCCACTTCCTCATCACTCTCGAGTTCATCAACTGCTTCCCGAAGCTTTTGCTCCGCATCCTGTTCCCTCTCGCGTTGTAGGGCACGCTCTTCTATATCGGCTATTACGTCAGGTCGTTGCAAGTATAATTCCCAAAAGTCTACTAAACCTTTTTTGTCTAACTTGATAGTTTTTTCTACTATAGCTCGCTTGTTATCACGTGTTCTTATTACCCTTTCAGATGGTTGATTATTAAATTCTGCAATGAAGTCGTGATATTCTTCGGGTGTCAATAGGGTGACTATCCCCGATGAACCAAAAAATAGGTTCTGTCGTGTCTTTCTGTAATAGACGTCATTAGCCGAATTTACAAATTTTTTCGTCATCAAAATAAGCTCCTCAGAATCCTCAAGATCTTCAGCCTGTTCCATAAACTTTCTTAGAGCTGCCTCCTCCTGAACTTTCTTGCGTATGTGGCTAATCTTAAGTACTCTGGGTCTAGACTTGGACTTCGACTTGGACTTAGACGTTCGTGGCTTTGAGGTGCGATGTTTTTTCAACAACTTGCTCAAATTTACCGGTCTTCTCTGTGCCATAATTCTTTATACATTGTCGCTAAATTTTATATTGGTAAAAAATCTACAAATGAAATTTTAAGTATGTTAGGACTGCGGTTTGGAAATGCTCACTCTTCCTGATGATTTAATATTGGAAATATGGGAATGGTCGTTCAGTAACAAGGACATGATCGCACTTCGTTCATGTTGTAAGGAGTTCAGAAGAATCGGTGATACCCATGGATTTATCAGACACCTTAATTTATCAATGAACTCTGACTATATGAACTTAATGCTCATTTGGGGTAATCAGAACCTGAAAGGGTTGCGTTCTTTATCAGTTAATGGTCTTAGTTCTCCTACATCCTGGATACCATTTAAGTGGCCACAGAATGTTTTGTTCAGTCAATGTCGCATGGGAGGTTCTCTAATATCTCCTCCTTTGTCTCCAACAACAGAGTTGGCTATCACGGACTATACCCCGGGAATAGTACGTATAGACTGGAGTAAACTTCCTGACCTTAAACTTCTACATGTATATGCATATGATGTCGACTTAACAGGTCTTGAGCAGTGTGAACATCTACAAAACATTAAGTTGTATCTGAAGACAGGACTTAGAAAGCTCCCAGGATGGATTGCAAACCTTAAAGATCTTGTTTCATTATGTACTAATATATATCCCGAAACCAAAATGCATTTTGTATCGAAAAAGTTTAGGGTGTGTCTAACACCCAAAAGACCAAAGATTCAGCGTCTAAGAACTGGTAAGATAATTCTTCCTGATTGTAATTGTGGACGGGAAGGTTGTGGACCTTATAACAGAATTGAACATTTTACCGCTGAGTCAACCCTGGTGCCATGGAGACATCTAATGTGCGAAGGGTATACATTAGCTCACTGTTAGATTATACTAATTAGTATAATCTTATTTGTTCAGGTAACCAGGTGGTTCCACTCCTCTTTTCTAAGATCATGCCACGACGAGTCTCCATTTGCGTTTCGTGACTTTATTGAACTCTTCCACTCGAACTGTTGTCCGAGTAGTTTTCATCGTCCTTAGATCCATGGGTCCTATAATAATCACGGACTTTCCTCCTAATTGTA